TAAATTATCATGATTGTTCTTCTAAAGATTTTCCTTTTGAATTTGGATGTATTTCACCAAAGATTGCGGAAATACAAGTTTGTATTGGTGTAAAACCATCAAAAGGATATTTCGGTCCCAAAACAGTTGCAGCACTTAAGAATTTAGAATATATTCAAAAAGATGTTGTTATCACTAAGGAAATGTACAATAAAATTAAGACATTACCTGGCTGTACACAAGCAACTCCTGATAAACCAAAAACGGCAAGTGATTTTTCACCAAAAGATGTTCCATCAGATGCGTTAAATCCACAAACGCCACCAGATGACCAAAAACCATCAGTAGAAAAAACACCTGAACCAGCTTCACCACAAGAAACTGGAGAAGATATATACAACAGACTTCAAAGACAAGGTTTCTTTAGAGGTAGAAAAATAGGTGAAAATAATAGAGTTCCTTACAAGGGTGGTGAATTACCTGATGCGGATATTGAAAAATTAGACCAATTCTTTAATGAGAATGGTTATAGAAGATTTAAACCGGTTGAACAGGGTAAGAGATATGGTGAAAAATGGGTTTGGAGAAAAGCTTAATTTAAAATATGAAAAATATAAAAATAGACATTAAGAAAGTTGTGAGTGAAAACTTACAAAAAACGAGAAAACAACGTTTTGATGAATCATTTAAAAATGCTCATGAATCAAAAAATTATGAGGAGTTTTTAAATCATGTTTTAATTGCATCTTCTAATTTAATTAGTGAAGGATATTCAATTGAGGATGTCGATGGTTACATCAATGAACAAAGTATGGCGGCAAGTGCTGATGATGCGTTAGATAAAGTAAAAAACGCTGATTGGGGTAAAATCGCTAGAGGTTCAATATTATCAATGGTTAAGGAGTATGCAATAAAATGGTTATTAACTAATGTTGGTCTTAATAAAGAATTCTCGGAAGCTGCAGCTATTGTATTTGCAGATTATAATCCATTGAACTTAATTAAACCATTTAAAGATTCACAAAACTGTCAACAATATATGCCAGATTTATGCGACTCAATTATGGAAGCAATTGGTAGAACTTTAGGTGGTAAAATTACCAATACAAGTAACACATTAACAATGGGTATTGGAAACATATTTGGTGAATCAATTAAAGAATCTAATTTAGGTGAAATCGCATCAGGTAAGTTTTGTAAAATGATACATGGATAATGGAAAAACATTTTAATAAAAAAGAAATATTAGAAAACAAACAAGTTTTAAATGAAAACTGGATTGAAAACAGTTTAATGATTGCGGGATTTGTTCCTGTAATTGGTGAAATTGCTGACTTTGTTTTGATTCTATACTATTGTTATAAAAAGGAATGGTTATATGCTGGTTTAATGTTAATAGCACTTATTCCAACAGTTGGTGATTTTATTGCTAAACCATTGATAAAAATATTTAAGAATCCTGTTGCTAAAACTGCACTTAAAAGTACTGATGATTTAGTGAAATATCTTAAGGCAAATCCTAAAGTAATGGAACAATACATGAAGTTAGGTAAACATTTAGATAATAAATCATTAAAAACAGTTATCGGCCAATTAGAAAAAGTATCACCTACATTTGCAAGAAAGGTGGAACAGTCACTTGTTTCACACAAATCGGTGTTTGCTAAATTATTAGAGAAACCTAAAGGTATAGTACATGCAATAGGTCAAGAGGGTAAAATAGGTGCAGGTTTAACTAGATTCTTTAGAGAAGAGAAATTAGCACAATATCTTGCAAAGAAGGGTCAAGTTCCAAGTACTTGGTTATCAAAATGGTGGAATATAAATTATTTAGGTAATAGAGCTAAGAGACAATATATCAAAAATTTCATTGTTGCAAATAATTTACTTTCATATTTAGGAATACCTAATTTAAGTGACTTTGAAAAGAAAATGAGTGACCCTAATGAATTGGAAAGATTTGCAAATAATCGTAAATTCTCTGAAATGGTTAATTCAACAACATCTGAAGGTGATATAGCCAAAATTGAGGGTGGCGAAGAAGAATCATCACAAAGTGGTGGTTTTAATAGTATACTTAATATTGGTTTATTAAAGGCGTTCGCTCAAAAATACGCATAATTGAGATATTTATAAGTGAGTTTAATTGGTTTGGTCGCCATTAAACAATAACTTATCTAAACGAAAAGGAGGTGTTCAATCTCGACAAGGGGGTCCTAAAGACCTCTTTGTTCGTTTATAGAGGTTTCAAATTTATTCTTCCCAATTTCCATCCAGTAGGAACAATTCCCATCATTTTTATTTTCTTGTTTTGTTTACCATCGTTTATCCATTGTGAACCATATTGTGAATTTGTTTCACCCATACCTTGTCCTTTTTTTGATAATTTAATTTTCTCAATTGTTTCAGGTTTATGTTTTTTGCCTTCCCATGAATAATTTTCCCGTATTGGTCTTACATCACCTATTTGATGTCTTTTTTTGTTTGCCTCAGATATTTGTGTGGAACGTTTTTTTCGATAATCTTCGTCATTTTTTAGTCTTTCACTATGCCTTAAACCTGCAGATTGGGAACATTTAAATTGGTGTTCTTTACTTATAAATTTACCCCCACCTAATCCACCGAATTTTAAGTTGTAACAATTAGGATTGTTTACATGATTTTCTGTAATAATTTCTTTTTCTCTTTCTATTAGTTCATCTCTAGTGTTACACCATTCTAAAATCTCAATTTTAAAATTATCGATTCCGTATTTTCTAATTGCGTGTCTTAAACGAGTTCCACTACCAATATATTTATCTTTTAAATTGTTAGTAGAGTGCATACCAATATAAAACTTATTGTTTATTAAATTGGTTGTTTTGTAAATAAAATGAAATTTTTTTAACTTGATTGAGTTCGACATACTAATAAATATGTCGAAAACTCAAAAAAGTTGAAGTGTGGAGATGACGGGAGTCGAACCCGTGTCTTTCCTGTTCAACAATAAATGACTACACGTTTATTCAATTGGTTCTCAACTGACAAATAATTGGTTCCTATTTTGACATCGTTACCAATAACTGTGTCGAGTTCACTTAAGGTAGCACTCTGAACGAGACCTTTGACACTCTGAGGTGGTATCACACCTTAAGTACTTCTGTTCCTAGGTTATATGTACATCGACCCGCATAGGAGGCTAACTTGGTTAGGCTGCTACTTTAGAAGTTGCAAGAATACCTGCTACTTCCATGTTGTTGTAAACGTTGCCGTCTAAAATTTTCCACCGTGGATTTAAGTCATAGATGAAGTCTGACTACGTGCCATTTATCCCTGATACCTGAAATCAAATCCAAACATCCCCAAATGGTAATACAAATATAGATGAAAAAGGGTTAAAAAACAAATTTTAACCCTAAAACCTTATATGTTAATTAAAAATAATTACTTTTTCTTAGCAGAAGTCTTTGCCGCTGGTTTTTTAGCTGCAGGTTTTCTACTTACTTTTTTCTTTACTTCAGCAACAATTTCTTTTACTTCTTCTTTTACTTCAGCAACTTCTTTTTTTACTTCAGTTTCAAGTTGTGCTAATTGTGCCGCCTTTTCAGTAGATGAACCACCACCTAAAAGTTTCTTAATCAATTCAAAAATTTTCTTCATAATGTTAAAGTTTATATATAAATATCCGTTAATGTTTTAAAATCAACTAACCCTTAATGGGAAGTGTTTTTCATATAATGCCTCAAAAAATAACTTATTTTTCTCCCATTGTTTATTTACCATACCGATGGATTTATGTGTAACCATAATTTTAGTAGTCACCCCAACCTTTACCCCATCCATAAAATTATCAACACAGAACGGTAAATCATAGAAATGGTATCCCTTAAATTCCTCATTAAATTTATGTTTAATTCGACCTCTATGGACCATCATAAACAAACCATCAACCACAACCACTTCTTTTGGTTTATCCCCAAATAATTGTTTTGAATAGTGATTTACATGTCGTTTACCTTCATGCTCATGACCAACAACACCATACATTGATTCTCTATCTTGCCACCACATTCCACTCATTAAATTATCTGTACCGGCCAATCCGAGAATACCATATTCAGGATTCTGTTCAAATAGTTTAATAACTTTTGGTGTAATGTTAGGAGTTTCCAAAATAAGGTCATCGTGCATGAAAACAATGATATCATTTTTAGACTCTTCTAAACCAATGTTATAAATTTCAGGTAGTGTTGAGATTCTATCGTTTTCATAAATGTTTACTTCGGTTTTTGGATGAGAAAACATTTTTTCAACATGAGATAAATAATTATCATCGATTTTACGAGTTGAAATAACTACACTAATAGGTTGATTATTCTTCGACATAAGTTGCAATAAGTTTACTATCAACTTCTTTTAAGTCGATAATGATTGGTTTATTTGTTGGTCTATAATTTAAAGTACATATGGATGCGTTTACAAATGTTGTTTTATCATTTGTGTATACCCCATAACCTTCATGTATGTGACCAAATATATTTAAAGTTGGTTTTATTTCATCCACTCTATTTCTTAATAACTCACAACCAACATTAACATTAGGTTGTCTCCAATTATTAACATAATCACCGTAACCATTTGGTGGTCCGTGTGTAATTAACACGTCGGTATCTTCAGGAATCATGTTCCATTTTTCTTGTAGTTCATTTCCCATTCTTGGAAGATTGAAGGCCCAATCATAAAACCAAGGTTGCCAAGGAGTACCGTAAATTTTAATTGATTTAGAAAATTCGGGACTTTTTATTTGAAGAAATTCATCTTGTAAATAGAATACGTTAGATTCTGCTAAATTATCAAAATTCATTAAATCGTTTAACCAATCATAATCACCTCTATGATGAGGTTCATCGATTTTTTCAAAACAAAAATCATGATTACCCGATATGAATATTTTATAGTCAAACCCATCAATATTTTGAAACCAATGAATGAAATTTGTTACATCTCTATCCCCTCCTTTATTTGAAATATCCCCTGCATGAATTAACACATCACCTTTTGGTATAAGGTGTAACATGTTATCATGTAAACTATGCGTATCAGAAATACATACTATTCTCATAATATCTAATATAAGAAAAATTATTGTAAATACAAAAAAAAAGTCAGAATTTCTCCTGACTTTTAGGGGCTCGCACGGTTTTTTAATTCGTTGAGATTCCACCACTTAGTTTATTAAAAAAACTAAGAAAAAATAAGTTAAAAGATAAATGCTAAAAGATAATAGTAAAAAAAGGGCTGAGATTACACCATTTTTAGATTGACTTGGAGACATTATTTGATTCTTCCCGTATCCACTACCTTTTGAGTAGTACCAATCAGCGGCGGTCAATTAGATTAACCAATCCTTGAGTCGTTATATACTCTTTTAATACTCATTACTCATCAAAGATGCCTCCCTGATTCAACCTTGCGGGTTTAGAGAACTTTCTTAAAAATCACATCGGGCTTGAGACCCTTTGTGGCCGTGAACCCCTCACGACTATGTAGCCACCTGTCTACAACGACTGACGAACACTTTTTCTTGCTTTATTTTAAGTTGTTAAACCAAAATTAACAAAATTAGTTATCCGAATTTGGAAAGTAGTGGTTCGTCACCTAGCCAAGCCACCTTTTGAGCGACTCGATACTAAACTACTCTCTGTAACATCCCTGCTACCATATTTTTGGACCCCTTCAATATCAAACCCTTGGTAGAGTTTAATAAAGGATGATAACGACACCACTCGTACTTCACCATACCTTTCGGTTTTAAGATTCCCATTATATTGAATCACGTAATGATATAGTCGGATAACTATACTTCTTACAATAACTCTATGGATTATTCTTATCGGTGTTCCCACCTCAACCAAACAACTCGGATTGCTTGGTCATCAAACCACTTTCCCTAAAGTGTTACCCTCAGTACTTAAGGTTTGATGATATTCCACTTGCCTACTCGAGTTCCATTACTGAAACCGCAACTTATCCCAACCAAGGATTCGTCACTTTATCCCACTTTCGTGGTTTATTTTAATCGACCATAGGCGGCCAATATTTTTAATTCAAAGAACTTTTTCTTTTAAGAATCACCTTTGTGATTTCTTTTACAAATATAAGATGAAAATTTTAAAAAACAAAATAAATCATCAAATATTTTTTATTTTTTTTTATTCAGAAGTTTTTGTCTTCTTTAATTGTTTTTTAGAAGATACCTTTTCAGTTGTCTTCTTAGTTTTATAATCAGGATTTTTAAAAAGTTTATATTCAGTTTTTGGTGCAAATACCCAATAACCACCTTTAACTCTTAAATCGGCCTCATTATCGTCAACTCTTAATACATCACCAATTTCGTGACCTTTACTTGCTTTAATAAGCTTTATACATTTCATATATTTAATTTTTATTATGTTACAAATATAGTAAAAAA